GAGAAGTCGCTCTAGAGCCTCTAAAGCCAATAATCTTTCTAATTGCATATTTCCTACCTTTAGTGATGTCAATTAATACAAGCTAATGGAGCCACCAGCAATTACGCTTATGCCCGAGACTATTGATACCTCTATTGTAGAGGATAAAAGTATAGATAACCCTACCTTCGAGATATCAGGGACCCCACCTAGCGCAGCCGAAGCCCCATTGGTTGAGACTACGCTTATCGAGGTTGAAGCGGTCAGAGAGTGCACTGATGACTTCTGTCCAACCAACATAGAGCATAACGGGCCCAGACTATTCAGCTCAGCTGCCGTAGGAGACGCCAGTATAGAGCTATTAAAAGGTAAACTAAGAGTACCGCAGGCCAAGATAGGTACTTGGAAGCACAACACCTACGGTGAGGTAACCTTCACCATGGAGAAATTCACAGAGGCCATCACTAACTTCGAGAATGATGTACTAGGCTTTGAGCCATATCTTACATTCGGCCACCCTATTGAGAGCTCCGACGTTGATAGCTACAATGAATTCATAGAGACTGCAAAAGCACTTGATGGTCAGCGTAAGCGTGGGGACCTCGAGCAGTTACGCGTTGAGGGCGACATGCTGGTGGGATACTACACACCTAAGTCAGAAGCCTATGATGCAGTTAGCAGGGAAGAGTACGAATACAGCTCAAGCGAATTCATGACTAATTTCACTGATAAGGAAACAGGAGTTAATCGAGGAACTGTATTAGTTAGAACTGCATTAACTAATGCTCCATTCATTCCTCATAGAGAGAAGGTAGTGGCACTTAGCCAGAGCCCACAAACAATAGCCGGAGCAGTGTTTAAATTAAGCGCAGTTATACCTGAACAAACAATTTCTAATCAAACAACTATGCCGGATGAGATTATTATGGAAACTCCCGAGACCGAGATCGAGACTGTCCCGGCAATGGAGCCCTCACTAGCAGTGGCTAAAGATGCCCTTGAGAGTATGCGCCTTAATCTAGAGGCGGTATACGAAGAGAAGCTAGCGGCTATGACTAAAGCTCAGTCTGATGTAATAGCTACCCTTACTAGACAATTAGAGACTATTGAGGAGAAGCTATCGATGACCCAATCTGTAGCTCAGGCCTATTCTACTGAGGTGAGTGTTAGGGAGAAGGCCAACCGTGCTAAGCGCTTACAAAGCAGAGGCGTACCCCCTGCGTTAATTGAGCGTTTCAGTTTATTAGCCGATGCACTCCACGGTGGTTCTCGTGTTATCAAGCTTTCTACAGAGGCTGGCGGCGAGCGCGATGTAACCGATGAATTAGAAGAGCTATTAAATACTGCTGTTAACAGTCAGCCCGTAGTAGTGCAACAGTTTGGCCAGAGCGCAGCCACCCGCTCATCTGGTCTAGAAGCCGAGCTCCTCGAGCTAGCCCAGAAGAACTGGGATTCAGCTAAGAAATCCAAGGTCTAGTCCTAATTTACTAACTTCCCACTAATATGGCAGATATTCCGAGCCCCAACTTTCAAGCGCTTATCAGCAGCCCCTACTTAGTAGACAACACTACGTTCCCTCGGGAGCCTGTATACACTGAGTTAGCCCGCTCTATTCTCGCTAAGTTACCTGCGACCCCTCTCAGCACTGTATTCCCCGATGAGACTATTGCTGAGCGTATTGTCATTGCTGAACACGTCATTGAAGGCGTCGATACTATTTTCCCTGTGGTTGAATGGGGTGCACCTGACCTATTCGTTGATGACGATGGCTATACAGTGTATCGCCAATCCTACCAACCCCTTCCTATTCGTCAATCGATGTACATGAGTTATGCCCAACTCAACAACACTGTGAGAGAGGGCACTACTAATGAGCGCGCTACTGCTGCTGAACAGATTGAGAAAAAACTCACCCGTCAAATGCAGAAGCATCAATTAACCTGGAACGTGTTCCAGGCTGCTATGATGCTCGGCGGCATCAATTACACTGATCCTCGTTCTGGAGTTCGTGTTAAGGCCCCTGCGTACATCCCCGCGCGTAACTTCTTTAACTTCAACACTACCCAAGGTTACCGTGGCCGTAATGAGGCCCGTTTATTCCGTAACCTCGTTGATTTAAACGCAGGCGGTACTCCCAGTTCAGGCATCCCTATCACTGATCCTCAGTTTGCTCTCTCTAACTTTGCACGTCGACTAAACCGTTGGTTTAAGGATACCAATAAATCGGATATCACCGATATGTATATGGGTCCCGAGATGCGTGACGTTATCCTCATGTGTGAAGAAGCTCGTCTCGCACAAGGCGGTATTATCCCTAGGCTCGGCGCAGTGTTTGGAGACAGCACAATTGACTCCAACGGCAGTGGTGGGTCCTTTGGCCCCCTCCCTCCTGGTGGATTAGGAACTGGCATGGGCCTAGTATTAGGTACCCGCGGCGAGATCCTTTCTATTGCGGGAATCAACGTTCACGTAGTAGATACTATCTACAAGGACCCAGTTGATGGCGTTGAGAAGCGCGTATGGCCTAAGAACAAAATTGTAGCTGTCAGCTTCCGCGATAGCAATGGTAACGTAGAAGCACCGGGTAGAACTCAGTATTGCTCTAGTGAAAACAGCATTGATAGCCCGGGCCTATGGACTCGTACTGTTACTGATGTTCCTCCTCCGGCAGCACCTGGTATCGCGGTTCAGATGGGTAATGCGGGTCTTCCCTACTTCAAGTTCCCCTATCGCGTCTGCCATGTAACCCCCTGTACCGTACAGCAAATCAATGAGCGTCTAGGTATCCAAGGAGACCTATTCTTCCCTGGTTTATAATTCCTCACCCCCCACATATCTTTAAACTATGTCTATCCACAACGTTTGGCAGGCTCTCCCTGGAGCGCGTAAGCCGATCTACGATACGCTGTATGTGTTGGGGGGGGTAACTACCGCCCCCACCGCAGTTGTACAGGCCTCTCCTAACGAGGACACGATTAACTTCACTGGTGGAACCATCGAGTTCGATGGTATCCCTATTTCTCTCAATGGCTTATCTCTTGATTTCGGCGCTCTTGGTTCTCTTGTAGCAGAGGGACAGCGCTTTGTAATTAGCGCAGTACCCAGTTACTTAGAACCTACTGATAAAACTGCTGCTGCCGCTGCTGGCGTCAATTACTTCGTTAACTACGACGCTAACCTTGAGGCCTACGCTGAGGTATTCATCAGCCCCGCTGCCGAGGCTGCTGTAGCTGCTCTTGGTGGTATCGATAATGTGCGTAACCGCGTATTCAAGGGATCGGCTAGCGCAGCTGATATTGTAGCCTTCAACAATTACGAAGAAGAGCGAGCTAAGAGTACCAGCCGTCCTTATGCTCCTTATCCTCTCGTTCCTTCTGGCGTGCGCCTAGTTCTCAAGGAAGTAATTCCCCAGACCAATGCAGCATCCCAGAATCTCTTAGAGAACATCACCTCTACTGCATTTCTCGAGTTGAGCGCTCAGGTACCTGAGTTCCCTGCAGTCCGTAAGGTATTTACTAAGGCTGAGGCTGTAGCCCGCTATAACACTGCTGGTAAATCCTTCTTAATTAAGCCCGGCACTGCGTTCCATTACGCCAACATTGGCAACGCTAACTCTGGCACTGCGGGTACTGTTGTTGCTGACATCAATAACATCAACGCTGTGTCTGGTACTCATGTCTCTGTGTTTGAGTATTACATGCCCAGCACTACTGCGTCTGCTCAGACTGGTAACGAACCAGCTATCCAGCGCGTATTAACTCGTTCTGACTCTGCATTACTAGGCCGTATCAATCCTATCTACTTAGCAAATGAGGCTCCTATGCGTAAGGTCGGAAAACCAGGTGACTCTCGCTTGACTAAATGGGCTGATCCCACTGACCTAATTGAAGTGACTGTAGGCCCATCTGATGCTCTCACTATCTCCCGCACTATCTACAGAAGCCTAGTCTAGTAGTGCGATGCCTATATAAAACGCTAGGAGAAATCCTAGCGTTTTATATTATGGAATGTGTTAAATTGTATATGATATCCATTTTCCAAATATATGACTACATTAGTACTGACCATCCTAAGTCCCTTTGACTATGAGTTCGGGGGCAAAAGTCGCGCTTACTTCACAGGAGATCGAA